TGGTAGACCCAGATTGTGGAAAAAAACAGATTCAAGTTTTAACCGAAGCAGAGTATAATAGTGTAGCAACTCCTTATTTTGCTGCTCAGACACTATACTCTGAAGCAATGGAGGCAAGACAACAAGGCGACGAGGCAACTGCTTCAACAAAAGAGTCTGAAGCACAGACAAAAATTGATGAGGCAACTATTGCTATTCGTGCTCTCTGACTTGACACCTAATCCAAAGTCCTTTATAATATCCAAGTCTTCAACATCCTTGTAACTTTGGGATTGAAGACTCTCTTCAGTGGTGTGGAGAGGTAAGTTGGTGATATAATAAGGAGGGATAATACCCTCCTTTTTTCTTATATAAATTATTGTAAATCTTAATAATCTCTTATGAATTTTACCGTATATTCTAAAGACAATTGCCCTTTTTGCTATAAAGTCAAACAAGTATTAGAGTTGACAGGAAGCAACTTTGTGGTTTATAATCTTGATGAGCACTTTACTAAAGATGAGTTTTATGCTGAGTTTGGTGAAGGATCTACATTCCCTCAAGTCATTTGTGACGATCAAAAACTTGGTGGATGTAATGATACAGTCAAATATCTAAAAGAAAAACAAATTGTCTGATAGTAACATAAATAACTCTGACCACAGAAATCGTGGCGTTGATCTTATTCTTAATGGAGGAAAAAGAAAGCAGACTCAACCATTCCATCTCATTTTTGAGAAGATAGTTTGCTTTCTGAATCGGGAAGTAACTATCTATTTTGAATTTTCCTTAAAGTCAAGGAAGAAAAAAGTAGTTTCCCGGAGAAAAAGAAATGTTAGCAGTTAGTTTAGTTCTAGGTTCCTTTCTAACCATATTGTTTCTTATAGTGGGACTTGTAACAGGTTGGGTTGCCCGTGAATATATGATGACTCATCAAGAAGGTCCAAAGCAAATAGCATATCATCCTGAGTTTTATAACAAAGACGGCGATCTAATTGACGAAGAGATTGTATCCGTTAGATTTGAGGAAGGATACTTTGATGATTATGAAGTAGAAGATGTGGAAGATGAAGAATAATATCAAAATAAATACCACTAATAGTATTCAATATCTTGTAAAACTATGACCACGACAACAAAAGCAAAGACTATTACAAAAAAGACTACAACGAAACCAAAAGTTGTAAAAGAAACACCAATTCCAGATCTACCTGCAAATCCTTTTGTTTTTGAGATTCTGAATATTGTTGTAAAGCAAAGAACTAATGCTAAAAAAATTGAAGCATTAAAAAAATTTGAACATCCTTCACTTAAAGCACTGTTCATTTGGAATTTTGATGAATCAGTAATTTCTGTTCTCCCTCCTGGAGATGTACCATATGCTGCTGTTGATGAGATGGACTCATTCAAGGGAACTCTGAGTGAAAAAATTTCTGATGCTGTAGAAAAAATGGGAGAACTTGGTTCAAATTCATTGGGATCTCAAGACCAAGGAAGGTCTTCAATTCGTAAAGAATATGAAAAGTTTTATAATTTCGTAAAAGGTGGGAATGATGGTTTGAGTTCTCTTCGTAGAGAAACGATGTTCATTAATGTTCTTCAAGGACTTCACCCACTTGAAGCAGAAATTCTTATTCTTACTAAAGATAAGCAACTCCAAACCAAATATAAGATTACAAAAGAAGTTGTTTCTGAGGCATATCCTGATATTCAATGGGGAGGTCGTTCATGAGTAAACTTGGTGATGTAATTGAAAGAGCACAAAATACAGAAAAGCATATGGACTCCTGGACATCTGTAGAAAAAGAAAATTGTAAATCGCGATATGGTTGTGAAATTCTGATTCAAGGTGGGTCCTATGCCGAAGTCTGTACGAAAGATGCTCCTATTGATGCTTATATTATAAAGTATATACTTGATGATAAGATTTGCTTTGACCTCACTCGTGGTGGAAGAATCAAATTGTTTGATATGTATTGGGATAAGTTTCGTGAGAATCTAAAGAGCATTGACTTTGGATATGGAAGAGTCAATCCTAAACTTTGGGGTTATAAGTCACCAGAAAAGAAAAAGCGAAAGTAATTTACCGGATGCTGGGAAAAAATCCCGGCAATTTTTTTGACTCTTAAGATTTTATAAAATTGTAACAAAAGTTACATTGGGCATTGCTAAATATTAATACAGGGTCTATAATGACCTTACGTTCATCTGGAAAACCAGACGGAAGTAAGCCGACGCGGAACGGATCCGTTCATTCGGTATTCGCAAATACCGAACGCAAACGCCGACTGAAGGAACGCTCTTTAACCTAAAAAACTAAGGAGAAAACCAATGAGTCGTGTAGTTTATCGTGGCGTAGAATACGATACTGAAAAGCGTATTCAATACCAACAACAAATGATGCAGCAACCTCAACAATACAATGAGACCTATCGTGGGGTCAAGTTTGTAAAAGAGGGGCACAAGTGATGAAAAAACTCAATGTGCTTCAACTCATCAAAGAGCAAAAGCAAAAAGAGAATCGTCGTCATCAGGCACTGCTTGTAAACGCAGGAGCAAAGTAATGGCGCAAATTATAGTCTCATCTACCGCAGCAATTGCGTTAGTCACTATATGTTTATCAATGTATATTCAGTGGTTAGATAAATGAGACAAGGGAGGGATTGATTCCCTCCTTTTTTTATGTTAAAATGTTGGGAGAGAAAGTGGTATCTCATGGACAAAGAAAAACTAAAACTCATAGTCCGTAATCTTGAACTATTGGTTGATTCTCTAAAGGCAGAAATCTATTCTGATGTTTCTGCGTATTCTTATACTGAACCAGAAGTTAGGAAAAGACCAATTTTAGATTATGACGAAATATTTGAGGATTCTGATTTAGATGACTGAGACGACAAGAGCAAAGAAACTTGTAAAACTTCTTGAAAGGTTGATTAAACAAGATCACCTTTATACGGACGATAAAATCAAAGAAATGAAAGAACAACTTCGTGCCGTAAAAGAAGAAATCGCGCAATTAGAAGCACAAACATCAAAAGGATTTGGAAAGAAATGAAACCAATTAAAGCAAAAGATCTTCTTGAACTTGATAATCGTTTACAGGTAGTCAAACTTCAATGCTACCCAATTCCAGAACAAGTAATCTGGCAAGCAGGTAAGGGTGACTATTCTGAAGTTCCTATTCATGAAGTTAAAGTTCCATCACCAACAGAATGTGGTGAATGGATTGTTGAACAACTTTTAGCAAATGAACGAGGGCATTGGGGTCCGATTGAACATCCCGGGATTACCTTTTCAGTTTCTGGATTTGTTCATAATGTAATTGTTCAGGCAAGAACTCATCGTATTGGAACTTCTTGGGATGTTCAATCGCAACGATATACTGGAAAAAGAGTTGTGAAGGTTGCTAATCGTGAACTTGATGTTGAAGAAGTCTTCTATGTGCGCCCTGAGGGTTTCTATACCAACCGTAAAGGTAAAAAGTATGAATGGACCCAAGAGCATCGTCAACGCAAGTTAGAGCGCATTCTGAGTGAGTGTGGGGAGTATGCCAAGTATTATGTGGAAGGTATGTGTGAAGAGCATATTCGTGATTATCTCCCCCAGGCAATTCGTCAGAACTTTGTAGTTTCTTTCAATCTACGTTCTGTTCTTCACTTTATGGATCTTCGTTCTAAACTTGATGCTCAGATTGAAATTCAAGCACTTTGTGACGCGATGGTTCCAGAACTTCAAAAATGGGCACCTAATGTTTGGAAGTATTATGAAGAAAAAAGATTACATCGTGCTCGTTTAAGTCCTTAATTAACATAAATAGTGGTAGAATAAACCTGTCATACTATGGTTTCACATTATATTTACAAAATAACAAATATTCTTAATGAGCAAATTTATATTGGCAAATCTAAAAAACCAAAGGTAAGATGGAGACAACATAAATCCCATTCAAAAGTAAGAAATACAAAATTATATTATGCTATGAGAAAGTATGGCATTGAAAATTTTGTATTTGAAATTATAGAAGAATGTCTTGAAAATAAAGTAAATGAAAGAGAAATGTATTATGTTTCTCTTTTGAAACCATACTATAATATGACTGATGGTGGTGATGGTGGTGGATTTCTCAATAAAAAACATGGAGATAAATGGAAACAAGCAGTCAAACAAAGTAATTCTAAAAAAGTTGCTTGTTATGATTTAGATGGAAATTTAATCAATGTTTATGAAAGTTGTAGAGATGCTTCTTATGATGTTTTTGGTACAGATTGTAGAGGTATAAGTGCTGTAACACGAGGAGAATATCAAACTTATGGGGGATTTCAGTGGAAAAGTTTTGAAAGTCAACCATTATCAAAAATACCACCATATAAAAGAACTTCTCATAATGTTAGAAAAGTAGCAAAATATGATGTTGATGAAAATTTAATTGAAATATATGATAGTATGACTATTGCTGCAGAAAAAAATAATGCATCAACTGCAAAAATAACTTTGGTATGTCAAAACAAAAGAAAAAAACATAAAGGATATATTTGGAAGTATGTGATATAATGAAATGACTCTAAATAAATTATCTTGAATTCGTAACTTTATGCCCGTATATCCTGTAGTCAATAAAACCACTGGCGAACAGAAAGAAGTGGAAATGAGTATCCACGACTGGGACCAGTGGAAATCTGATAACCCTGAATGGATCCGTGATTGGTCCGATCCATCAACTTGCCCCTCTCCAGGTGAGACGGGGGAGTGGCGTGACAAACTGATTAATAAGCACCCCTCATGGAACGAAGTACTAAACAAGGCAAGTAAAGCACCAAAGTCAACTGTAAAAAAACTCTAATATGGCAAGAAGAAAAAGAGCAGAGCAACCAATCGGGGTTGGTCTTACTACTCGTCAAATGAAGCGCAAAAAACCACTGAGTTCAGAATATCTTGTAGATATTGAACCACTTACTGATAATCAAAGAAAGTTATTTGATTCTTATAAAGACCAAAAGCACATTGTTGCTTATGGTTGTGCTGGCACCGGCAAAACTTTTTGTCTATTGTATAATGCTTTAAAAGAAGTCTTAGATGAAAGAAGTCCTTACGAAAAAGTTTATATTGTTCGATCACTAGTCCCTACTAGAGAAATTGGATTCTTGCCAGGAAGTCATGATGATAAGGCAGATATTTACCAGATTCCTTATAAGAATATGGTGAAGTATATGTTTCAGATGCCTTCAGATGCTGACTTTGAAATGCTTTATGGAAATCTGAAGTCACAAGAAACGATTAAGTTTTGGTCTACCTCTTTTATTCGTGGTGTTACATTAGATAATTGTATTATTATTGTTGATGAATTTGCTAATCTTAATTTCCATGAATTAGATTCTATTATCACCCGTGTTGGTGAAAATTGTAAAATTATGTTTTCTGGTGACGCAACACAATCTGATTTAATTAAAACAAATGAAAGAAATGGTATTGTAGACTTTATGGCAGTCTTGCGTAAAATGCCTTCGTTTGATATAATTGAATTTGGTGTAGATGATATTGTTCGTTCTGGTTTGGTTCGTCAATATCTTGTAGCAAAAATGGAGGCAGGTTTTTGACATTTAATCATGTTGATTTGGATTTACCCCAACTTGAGAGAGAAACGATTGATGGGGTAAGATATTATAAAGTTCCTGATAATGATGAGTTAATTAAACTTGTTTCTATCACTTCTGTTATTAGTCACATCAATAGAGAAAAATTTATAGGGTGGCGTAAAAAAGTAGGTGAAGAGCAAGCAAATAAAATTACAAAAAGAGCAACAAGTAGAGGAACAGACACTCATTCGTTGATAGAAAGTTATTTGTTAAATGAAACTTTACCTTCTGTTCAACCAATTTCAGAATATCTATTTAAAATTGCTAAGGCAACATTAAATAGAATAAACAACATACATTGTCTTGAAAGTTCATTACACAGTAAAATATTGGGAGTTGCTGGAACTGTTGATACAATAGCAGAATTTGATAAAGAATTATCTGTAATTGATTATAAAACATCAAAAGAACCAAAACCAATTGAGTGGATAGAAGGTTATTTCGTCCAAGCAATGTTTTATGCTATGGCATTTTATGAAATGACAGGTATAATGGTTAAAAAACTTGTAATTATTATGACTTGCGAAAATGGGGAATGTGTTGTTTATGAAGAAAGAAATTTGAAAAAATATATGAAACTTGTCGTAAAATACATCAAAGAATTTGTAAATGATAAATTAGTGGAGATTGCTAAATAAAAGTGCCTGTCTGGGTCGCACTTTTCAGGTGGGGAGTTTTATGCTCCCCTTATAGATACTAATGCGACCCTGATAGAGAAAAATGAATTATCTAAAACATTATTGTAACCTCATAAGAAAGGCAGAAAACAGAACTCCTCCTGAAGGTTATACAGAAAAACATCATACATTTCCAAAAAGTATCTTTGGAAAAAATGATAGAGTTGTTGTACTTACGGCAAGAGAACATTATATAGCACACGCATTATTAGAGAGAATTTATATAAAAAGATATGGATTAGAAGATTGGAAATCTATTAAAATGAATAAAGCACATATTTTGATGTCTGCTGATAAGTATAGGAATGGAAGATATTGTAATTCTAGATTATTTGAAAGTGCTATTATAAGAAGTAAAATTTTTTATAGAGGCAAAAATCATTTTAATTATGGTAAAAAACGACCAGATGCTTCGATCAGACTAAAAAGTGGAGAAAGTCACTTAAAAAATAAAGATGTTGTAGAAAAAAGAAATAAATCATTAAAAAAACTTGGTGAAAACCATCCATCTAAAAGACAATCACACCGAAATATGATGAGAAATATGTGGATAAATAATAATCCAATGAAAAATCCAACAACACTTGAAAAAAGAAGTGGTAAAAATCATTACTTATTTAATGTAATTGGCGATAAACATCCTCTTTATGGTAGGGTTAGACCAGAAAGTGAAAAGGAAAAAATTTCAAATTCAAAATGTAAAAATGATTATAAAATTGTAAATCCTAGTGGAGAAATTTTTTATACTAAAAATTTAACAAAATTTTGTAAAGAACATAATTTACATCCAAGTGCGATGTCTAATGTTGTAAATAAAAAAGCAAAACACCATAAAAAGTGGAAGGTTGAAAAAATTTAAAATTAATGATAAAATTGTTATAAGTTTTGGTGTAAAAATGTTATTAAATTTTTTTAATTTGGAAACAAATAGTCCAGAAGAGAACAAAAAATTAATGGAAAATAAAATAGATAAAGAATTGGAAAAAGTTATAGAAAATAAGTTTCTTACACCTTCCAAGTTTGCGTTAGAAATAGAAAATATTGTAATCTGTCAAAAATGTAATTACATTGATGCTATAGTTTTATTTTGTGAGGAAAATAATCTTGAGGTAGACTCAGTAACGAAACTTGTTTCTAAACCACTTAAAGAAAGACTAAAGTGGGACGCAATTCGTCTCAACTTTATGAAGAAAACATCTAGAGCAAAACTACCACTATGATTTCTCGTGATGAATTAATGCACCATCGTCTTCAAGCGTGGTTGCGTGAAAATAAATCTAATGACTTAGAGTATCTTGGATATTATCAAGATACTTTTGGTCTCAATCAACATTGGTATCGTATTGGTGAACACCAAGTCACAGTTGATTGTATTGAAGATATTGAATTTGTTGGATTTGTAGATGCTGAAAGTGACACCATTTGAAACCTATCAACATTATTTGTCTTTAAAAAATCATTTCACAAACCCCAAATACGACTTCTTTAAATATGGTGCGAAGACCCGTGCCAGTATGACTTCGTTTAACAAACGAAAAGACAAATACTGGTTCGAAAAGACTTCGAGAAAGTATAATGATAAAGAAGTCGTAGATTTTCTTGTATCAAACTTTGTAGCAGCAGATAACCCACAAAATCTATGGATTGGTTCCTTAATAAATGGCGGAGAACAAGTTTATTTGGACTGGAAAAAACGACAACAGAGTTTGACCTACTTATTCAAAGAGCAAAGCAACGAATTATTCTCGGAGATCAAATTAGAGGATGCTTTGAATTGTTCCAAAGGACACCCAACAATCCTCAAAAAGTTTCTAAGCGGGCAGTTGTCGCTAGAAACCTTAACAATCTACGAAAAAATATTCCATTTCTCAAAAGACTTTGATAAAAAACTTGTGGATCCTGTGTGGGAAACCGTAAGTTTGAAAATTTCTAAGTATTCTCCTTTTCTAAATACTGACATATTCCAGTTTAAAAAGATTTTGCGGGACATCATCAATGAGTAACTTTTTTGATTCTGATATTATTCAAGAAGAACTGAAAGAAATCAATCAGTTACAAGAAAGTATTTACGGAAGTATTCTTACTTTTGGTATGATGGACCGTGAAACTAAACTGGAACACATTGAAAAACTTGAAATCTTGCTTGAAAAGCAAAGAGTGATGTATACTAGATTGTCTCTTTCTGACGACCCACAAGCAGTTGAAATGAAAGAGAATCTACGCAAATCAGTCGCGCTGATGGGATTCTCACCAGATACTGATATGCAAGTCTTATTCAATAGTATGACCAAAACAATCAAATCCCTCAAACAATACATTGACGGTTGAGGGAATCCTTGCTATACTATCCAAGTAATCCAACGAATCCAATTTATCCGAGGTATCCAAATGGGTTTTTCCGACCTTAAAAAACAGTCTAAACTTGGCTCTCTCACCGCAAAACTGGTGAAAGAAGTCGAAAAAATGAATACTAATAGCACAGGTTCTTCTGATGACCGTGTATGGAAACTTGATTGCGACAAGAGTGGCAATGGTTATGCCGTAATCCGTTTCCTTCCTGCTCCTGACGGTGAAGATCTACCATTTGTAAAAATTTATAGTCACGCATTCCAAGGTCCTGGGGGGTGGATTCTGGATGGATGCCTCACCACTCTGAATCAAAAGTGCCCTGTGTGTGAGCACAACTCCACTCTGTGGAATAACGGCACTGATGCTGGTAAAGAAGTTGCTCGTAAGCAGAAACGCAAACTGACTTATGTTTCTAACATCTATGTGGTGAAGGACCCTGCCAATCCTGAAAACGAAGGCAAAGTCTTCCTCTTTAAGTATGGTAAGAAGATCTTTGACAAACTCACCGAAGCAATGCAACCTGAGTTTGAAGATGAGACTCCAATTGATCCGTTTGACTTCTGGCAGGGTGCAAACTTCAAACTGAAGGCAAAGAATGTTGCTGGTTATCGTAATTATGATTCCAGTGAGTTTGCCCGTCCTGATGCTCTGTTGGACGATGATGATGCTCTGGAAGCAATCTGGAAGAAGCAGTATTCTCTTGCCGAGTTTGTTTCTCCAGACCAATTCAAGACTTATGAAGAACTGAAGGCACGTCTTCACTCTGTGCTTGGTTCTAAGGCACCTGTAAGTCTTGATGAGGAAGTTGAAGAGGAAGAAGGTTATCGTGGTCCTGCGAAGGAACTTGATGATGATCTTCGTTCTGAATTGAATAGTCTTCAACCCACCCGTCGTGCTTCGGCACCTGTGGAGGATGATGAGGACGATGAAGATTCTACTTTGTCATATTTCGCAAAATTGGCGGAATAAATAATAGTGCTCTAATGAGTTCGCATCCATAAGAGTGGAAAGGGAGCAGAAATGCTCCTTTTCTTATATAAATACTATTGCGAACTCAATTTAGAAGCAGAACTATGGAAACTCAAACAGAGTATCATTATGTCTATTACTCCTATGAAGAATGGGGAATGGGATATATTGGTAGTAGAAGTTGTAAAGGTTTACCCGAAGAAGATGTAAAGTATTTTGGGTCTTTCAAGGACAAAAATTTTAAACCAACTCAAAAAATAATCTTAAAAAGTGATTATGCTACAAGAGAAGAAGCATACGCAGATGAGATTATTTTACAAGAATATTATAAAGTAGTAGAAAATCCACACTTTGCTAATAGATCATATCAAACTTCAACAGGATTTAGTCAAAAAGGAAAATCTGCTCATAATAAAGGTAAAAAAATGAGTTTAGAGCAAAGGCAAAAATTAAGTCTTATTTGTAAAGGTAGAAAAGTATCAGAAGAAGCAAAGAAAAAAATAAGTAAAGCAATTAAAGGGAGAAAATTAACTGAAGATCATAAAAGAAAAATAGCAGAGGCAAATAAAGGAACTCCAAAAACTATGACTGAAAGAAGAAAACAGTCAGATATAGAAAAAGGTTTAAGAGCAAGAGGAAAACCAAAACAAAAACATAGTGAGGAAACTAAAAGAAAAATAAGTGAAGTAACACAAGGAAGAGTTCCCTGGAATAAAGGATTGAAAGGAGTTCAGAAAAACGGCAGATCAAGAAAATTATGCTATAATGGCGTGATATATGAGTCTATAAATGATGCTGTGAGACTGACTGGTAAAACAAAATATCATATTACCAAATACAGTTCTTTTTTATGAAATCCGATTATTACCTTGACCGAATCACAAAGAAGCAGGCAGAAGACCTTCTACTGACTTATCATTACCTTAAAGATTTTTCAAAGGGATATAAATCAGGAAAAAATTATGGTTTGTTTAAGAAGAATGAGTTTTCTCCTTTGAATATCGGAGGACCAGTAGGAGTTTGTATTTTTACTGGACTGCCAGTGCCAGAAATCGCAAAAGGTGCCTTTGGATTAGAACGCCATGAACAACAAGGACTCTTCGAACTATCAAGACTCTGTATTCATCCACAAACTCAACAGAGTGAGTATAATATCACTTCTTGGTTTGTTTCAAAAGCGATTAGACAGTTACGAAAGGATACTGAAGTTAAAGCAATCATCTCTTACGCTGATAGCGACTATCATCACGGCACAATTTATCGGGCTTGCAACTTTAGGTATTGCGGTCTATCAGATGCAAAAAAAGATTTCTACTATTCAAACGGAACTAAGCACTCTCGTGGAAAAGTAAAAGGTGCTGAGGGAGAATGGAGAGAAAGATCCCGAAAGCACCGTTATGTGATGATATTTGATAAAAATCTAGAATTAAAATGGAATTGAAGCTCTAGTATTTTCAGTCTTAATTAGAGTATCGTTTACATATTGTGATGACCTATCATAAATCATCGCTTTTCTTGTGTCATTAATAACTTGCTGTAGGTATCTTGGTTTTAATACATAGATACCTCTCTTATCATTATTCTTTCTCACTTCATATTCATAATTACTAATTCCAATAACAGGATTTGGAATATAATCTACATTTGATCCAAGTATTGTTGCATCATTTGTATAAAGACTTCCATTATCATAATAAGAAATTTTAAAGTCTGCATCAACAATTTGACCTGCAGGGAGAATTAGTCTATCTTCCGAATCTCTAACTTCTGTAGTTTCGTAATGGTGAATTCCATTTAAATCATTGCCATAGATTGACTCTGCATAATCATAGACTTGTCTATCTGAAAGTGGCCATTGGTCTCTTAGTCTTGTAATTCCTGCGGATACAATCACAACCCAGTCATACTGAGTGCTACCATAAAGTTCTTGAGCGACTAATTCAGGTCTAGACCCATCTGGAATCTGATACTTATCAAAGACAGTGAAGACATTCTGCAAGTCGTCACGAAGTTTAACTCTACGAAATAGATTCTTAACAAGCAAGTATTGATCAGAGGATTTTGAATCTGGTAAAAATGATTGATATTCTAGGTTAGGTAATTCGCGGAAGTATGTCATTAGTATCCAACTCCTATATCTGTACTCTTGTAGTCTTCTGCATAAATTGGTGACAATTCTTGGAATTGTAAAGTCAATTGCATATGAACTGGAGTTGCATCAGCATATGTTGCATATTGTCCAGATCCATTATAATTAACACTCATTTGTGTGAGAGCACATGGTTTAAAAGTATGCAAGAATGGATGTTGCCTTCCTCCACTCATATATTCCAATTTAAAGACATTTGGTGCTGAAACAAAAAGACCACCACCATTTTGATCTGGTGTTCCTTTTTGAGGAGTCATGTTTTTTTTAAAAGTTCTAATTATAGTTTTAATTACTGCAGATTCCTTATTGTCTCTTGGAACCATGTCAAATGTGAAATTAAATGCAGGGCGCATGGTGACTCCGTTAAAAAGAATCTCCACATTTTCATTGAATACTTGTCCAGTTGCTCTTGAAATAATTTGATTGATATTTCCTTGTCCTAATGCTGCTTGAAGACCTGCTGCAGCTGCGCCAGCTGCAACTGCTTGTTGGCCTTCTCCCGTAGACACTGCTTCACCAACTCTTTGAAAAAATTGTTTTCCAGAAGTCAATAATGATCCTACAAAATTTGAACTTAAAATAGATTCAGCGGCCGCGGATCCTAAACTTGCTGCTATTGGATTCATAGTCCCAGATTGCCAATCAGCAGCGTTACTGTCTTGAATATTTGCTGGCATTGGCAAAATAATATTTGCCAAAGATTTTTTAATACTCTCTCTTTTTAAAGCGTCTTCAGTAGTTCCAAGAGCAAAACTACTAGGACTTTGCAGTCCTAGACCTGGAGGTTCATATTTAATCACCTGTATTTTAAAATAATCATCTTGCGGCCCAATATTACTAAGAGGATATCTTAATGTTTCTGCCATTTACTTTTTCTAACTATTTATTGTTAGTTTCTTACGATTTTTCCATAAGGGACTGATTTCAAAGTATTAAATTCTTGAGGAGTTAATTCATACAATCCACTAACTAGTCGATCACCATCTGCAGTATTATACTGTCTTATTTTTCCCCAATGATAATTAAAAGCACGGAATCCTTTTGGTAAAATATCCCCAGCAATAATCAAAGGATGGCGATCATAAAGTATTCCTGGAGTTCCTGCATAATAGATATAAGTATAATATTTACCAGGAACTGGAAAATTCCTTTTTGTATCACTTGCAATTGTTAATATTTCATCCATTAACTCTTCTGGTGACTCTGTTCCAAATAAAGATTCTTTAAACTTTGAGAATCTATTTCCTGTTCGATCAGTTCCTGGTAATTTAGGTGAATTTGGATTCGCACTCTTATAATCATGATCATTTCGAATTAAACTTATTAATTGAGTTTTGGTTAATCGTTGATAACCACTAATTCTACCTTGACCAGTTGCTGTTGTATAATATATGCTATATTTTTCAGCAATTTCAACTAATTCTTTCTGTAAATATTGATCTAATGGTTTTTCGTATCCTGTGAGTGCCATTTTACTTTAAATTTAATTCGTGTTCTGTGATGATTTTGAACTCATATCCACGATCAGCACACCATTCTCGTGCTGCTTCCCACTTTGATTGGTTTTTAGCATACTCATAGACTTCACTGATATATCTTTTGGTTTGTCTTTGAGGTTTGACTGGAGGAACCGTTTGTTTTGATGGTTTAATCTCAATCATATATTTTTTAATAGTACCATCAGACTCTTTTACTTTTATGAGAAAATCAGGGTAGTACCGGTGAATTTTCCCGTCCAATGGAGAACGGTAGGGAATTGCTTTTTCTTCAGATTGCCATTCAATTATTTTTTCATTTGTATCACAATAAATCATAAATTTACGTTCCCATAAAGATCTGTAGATAATATTACAAACATTTCCACGATACTTTTCTGGATTTGATGGTTTAAATTTTCCTTTATATGACATCTAAATACTTACAACAAGAAACTCATAATAGGTATTTAGAGTGGCGCTACCACGCAGAATATCAGATATCAAACCATTATTCACCAACCTCGCACAAACTTCTCACTATGAGGTGAAGTTTGGTGGACTTCCTGGAGAACTGGTAAGTTATTTGAGACAAAGAGGAGTGACATCAAGGTTTATTGCCGAAGATGCTGGTTTACTCTGTCATAATGCAGTACTTCCAACAACACAACTTGCAACTGTAGATATTGCAGGCAACTATATTGGTATTACTGAAACTTTTGCCCATAGAAGAATCTATCAGGATATAAGTCTGGAATTTTATATCGACAATAATTATAATACATTAAAATTCTTAGAGCATTGGATGGAGTTTATTGCAAGTGGATCTTCCAATCCAATCAATGGAAATAATCTAGCAATTAATAGTAATGTTGATCGAGGTTATTTCATAAGAATGCAATACCCTGAATATTATAAGTCAAATAGAACAAGTATTATTAAATTTGATCGTGACTATAAAAGAGAAATAGAATATACCTTTGTTGGTTTATATCCATACAACATTGCATCTATACCAGTTTCTTATGGTCAATCTGATGTATTGAAGATGCAAGTAACATTTAAAATTGATCGTTATGTGATTGGAAAGTCTTATAGTGTAAATTATAATAGAAATAATGATAATAATAAACTCCCTTCTCAACCTCAACCTCAACCAGTTTCTCAACCAAAACCAAGATTGGTTCCAAGATCTCCTGGTTCTATACCTTCGAATGGAGTAGAACTATTTCCTTCTGGACAGACTTTAGCAGAATCTCTTTATGGATCTACAAATAATAGATAAATAATTTGATCATATTTGTAATTGAAAATGTTACCCAAAATTACAACTCCTTCTTATTCTTTAGAAATTCCATCCCTTAAGAAAGAAATTAAATATCGCCCATTTCTTGTAAAAGAGGAAAAAATTCTTATTATTGCAATGGAGAGTGAAGATCCAAAGCAAATTGCAAATGCTGTTAAAACTGTAATCAGCAATTGTATTTTAACTAGAGGAATTAAGGTTGAGCAACTTGCAACTTTTGATATTGAATATCTATTTTTAAATATTCGTGGAAAGTCTGTTGGAGAAACAGTTGATGTATTAATCACTTGCCCTGACGATGGACAAACTCAAGTTCCTGTAAGTATTAATCTTGACGATATTCAAATTAGCGTTAGTGAAAATCATTCAAGAGATATTAAACTTGACGATAATTTAACTTTGAGAATGAAATACCCATCAATGAATGAATTTATTAAATCTAATTTTGGAAATGAATTTAATATGAGTGTTGATGACACATTTAATCTTATCATTTCTTGTATGGAACAGGTATATAATGAAGAAGAGTCTTGGTCTGCATCTGATTGTACTCAAAAAGAGTTATCTGAGTTCATTGAACAATTAAGTTCGAAACAATTTAAAGAAGTTGAAAAATTCTTTTCAACAATGCCTAAACTTTCACATACTATTAAAATTAAAAATCCAAACACAAAAGTTGAAAGTGAAGTCTTATTGGAAGGACTGTCAAGTTTTTTCGCCTAGGAATGGCTCATGAATCTCTTGAGTCATATTATAAGACAAACTTTTCTCTAGTTCAGCATCATAAATACTCATTGACAGAGATAGAAAATATGTTACCTTGGGAGAGAGAAATTTATATTGCTCTTCTGAAACAATATATTGAAGAAGAAAACTTAAAGAACCAATCAAATGGCTGAGTTAGATCCCGAAAAAGTTGGTAGATCTGGTGTCGATCCAGTTACGGGATCTCCTTTGTCTCAAGAAGTCCGAACTGCTCTTTTAAGAAAGTCTACTATTGATACATCAGTCTTTCAGAATATTGAAAATAGAAGGGCGCAAACTGACGCTCAAAATGCAGAATTATCTAGAGGACAAAATGAAGCTCTCTTAGGATTTAATTCAACGCTCCAAGCAATAAGAACAGATATTGTAAAGTTAGGGACTGGTCTTTCTGGTATTGCACTTCTTCTTCAACAAGATGCAACAGAAGATCAAAGCAAATTAAGAGTAGAACAGGAAAAAGAAAGAAGGTTAGCAGAGCGTCAAATTAGAATTGGAAAAGAGAGTGAAATAGAACAAAAAATTCAAAATGCAGTTGTTGAACCAGTACAAAGATTAGTTCCAAAAGTAAATGATATCTTTGGTAGAATTGGTGCAGCTCTTGGAATTTTATTTGGTGGATGGTTAACAAATCAAACTGTTCAAGCAATAAAGGCATCTGAAGAGGGCAATACAAAATTATTCAATGAAATTCGATTTAATATTATTAAAAATGTTGGAATAGCAGTTGGTGGATTATTTGCAATCAGAGCAGGATTTTCATTAATCAAAAAAACAATTGGTGGAATTGCTTCGGGTCTAACTAAACTTTTAATTGCAAAACCTCTTGCACTTGCTGCATCGTTGATTCCTCGCCCTGGTGGTGGACCAAAACCAGGTGGACCAAAATCAGGTGGTCCAAAACCAGGTGGACCAAAATCAGGTGGTCCAAAACCAGGTGGAGGAGTTTTTAGTGGACTTGGAAAAGTTCTTACATTTCTTAGTTCAGCAATGAATGCTAAGAATAAAGAATATACTGATGCTGTGCTAGGAGCTCTAAGTTTATTTGCAAAAGCGCCAGGTCCCATTGGAATAGTTGCTAAAGTTGCAGGAGTTGCATTTACTTTAGATGAAATTGCGGAAGCTTTTGGTAAAAATATTTTTGGAGATGAGCGCGATAAAATTGTCAATGATGCTGCTGCAGCTGCAAAAAAAGAATTAGAAAAACTGAAAAAACCAACATCTTCAAAACCAACATCTTCAAAACCAACATCTCCTCCTATATCTTCACCAAAACCAGAAACTTCAGTAGACCCACCAGCACCTCCGGTTGCACAACCTCAAACGCCAATGATGGGCGAACAAAAACCATCAACTCCTCCACCATCTCCAGACATGGAGAAAAAATTTGAACAAGCATGGCAATATCGTAATAACCCTATGGCAAGAGGAAGAATTGAAGATGCTTGGAGTAAAATGACTCCGGATCAACAACAGCAAGCAAAAACCTGGGCATCATCAAAAGGATATGATTGGAGTGAAATGAAGTTAAAAGATTCTGTCAATATGAATCAACCACCAAAAACTGAAAGTGCAGAAATAGCACCTGCACAAATGACAACACCTCCTAAGGAACCTCAACAAGTTGGCCAATTGCCAGAACCAAAACCATCTTTGACAATGATTAAAACATCAAGTGCTCAACAGCAACAATCAAATCCCCCATTAACGAATGGTCCTTTGTCTGATGTTCCTTTAATTAACTCTGCAAATCCTGATAATTTTTATGTTTTATATTCGCAGTTAAATTATAATGTGGTGATGTGATATGGCAGCAATATTAGAGTCTCTTCAAAGATCGTCTATTAATATTAAAAGTATTTCTCAGACTTTATTTGATACTAAAAAAAGCACTTCAGCAGTAAATGAATCCGTAGGAAATATTTCTAGAATTGTTGCTACAAATACTAGAGTTAAAAGACAGTTATTTGAAAGGTCTAATATTCTAAGTTCCAGGAGAGAAGAGGCATCTAAAAGGCAAGAACTTGAAGATCAAATTGAATCTACAAGAGTATCATCATCTCCAAAAGCAGGACTTTCTTTTTCATCAAGAAGTGAAAAAGGACCTCTAGAAAGATTGTTGGGATTTTTAGGATTTACATTTGCTGGATGGATTGTAGAAAATCTACCCACATGGATTTTCATGGGTCAAGAGTTCATATCTAGGATTAACTCTTTTGGAAGATCTATGTATACTATGGTCTATAATATGCAAAATATAATCAAATATTTTGGTGATACTTTAGGATATTCTTTAAACTCAATTCTTCGTTTAGACTTTGATGAGTTTGCTGGAGAGGGAACTGTTGCAAGATCTTTTGAAGAATTAAATCTTGCAGTTCAAGACCTAGGAACTAATATTACAGACACTTTTAAACTTTTTACTACACCACTCACAGAATCATTAGAAACTGGTGAGCAAGCACCTGCACTTGATGAAGAAAGACCAGATACAATGTTTCCTGGAGTTCAACAAGAAACTGCAGGGTCTCCCATACCTTCTTATAGTGGACAAGAAACTACTGCTGGTGGAAAAGTTTTAAATCCGCAAGCAGCGTATGCGTATATCAGACAATTGGGAGTTTCTCATATACATGCTCTCGGTATTTTAGCAAATATCAAAGGAGAAAGTGAATTTAGAATTGATGCTGACGAGACTGGAAAAGGAACAGGTGGTATTGGGTTATTTCAATATACATTTCCTAGTAGAAAAAAAAGATTTTTACAAGCAGTTCCAGATTATAAAACTAATTGGAAAGCACAACTAGATTATGCTATAAAAAATGATGAGAATACTCCATTATATCTAAAAAAACAGTTTGGTACTCCAGAAGAAGCAGCTGATGATTTTATGAGAAACTGGGAAAATCCATCTAAAAGTGTTTACGCTGAAAGAAGAAGGAAACATAATGAGTTTATTAAATCGTTTAAACCTTCATCAGGACAACCACAAAAACCAACAGTTACTCCACAAACTCAAACTCCCCAAATATCACCTCCACCATCCACTCCTGTAAATCCAATGATTGGTGATCGTCTTGGTGCGGGAAGAGGTCATGGTGGTGTTGATTTGCAAGTAAAGGAAGGAACATCATTAAGAGCAATTTCTGATGGTATTATTGTTGATTCTGATTATGAAAAAGGATGGGGAAACTTTTTGGTAATGAAAGATAATCTTGGAATTTATCATTTATATGGACACATGCAGTCTGGTTATAAGCGTAGTGGATCTGTAAAAAAAGGTGAAGTAATAGGTAAAGTTGGAATGACTGGAAGAACTACCGGACCACACTTACATTGGGAAACAGGAACTGGATGGAATGGTGGAGTAATAACTGGAAGATTTGATGCTCTTAATAAGTATAGTAGATTTGCACCATTTAATACTCAACCAGGTAAAGACACTAAAACAGAAACTCCTGCACAAATCTCAGCACAACCAAAACAATCGCAACCTGCTGCAATGACTCCTGAAAGAAAAGGATCGCAGGTTATGCTCATTGATGCTACTCAACCACAAGTTCCTCAAGCATCATATCCATCTCAACAACAACCTTCTATTACATCAATAGTAAGTGAATTTAAGATGTTAAATAATTTTATTAAGAATAAACTTCTAATCGACCTAGCATACCTATAATGTCAATTAAAAAGTCCTTATACGATGAATTAATTTTAGAATCAAATGATAGATCCAGATCTGTTGGTCTTATAGGTGGTGCAATTCTCTTTGAATATTATGAAGATGTATTTTCTCCCACAATTACTGCAAAAATTAAAGTAGTTGATAATGGAAATGTGATTGCTCCACAAAATAATCCAGACGGGGATAAACAATCAATTTATAATGGATTACCTCTTAGAGGTGGAGAAAGACTTTCTTTAAAAATTGCAGGAAACTCTTCAACAAATCCTGGATTGGATTTTTCAAAAAGAGTAGAAGATTACTTTTATGTGTCTAGTATTACTGATGTAATCGCAGAATCAAATAGGGAAAGTTTTATATTACATTTAGTTTCAAGAGAGGCAATTACAAACGAAACCGTAAGAGTTGGTAAAAAATTTAAAGTTGATAATTCTATCAATGATTCTGTAGAAAGTATTTTAAGAGATTACTTAAAGACTAATAAAATAGGAAAGATTGATAAATCTTCCAACAAATATGGATTTATTGGAAATTTAAGAAAACCCTTTACTATATTAGTTTGGTTAGCATCGAAAGGAGTTCCTGAAAAATCTGGAAGTGGAACCGCAGGATTTTTATTCTATCAAACACAAGATGGATTTCAATTTAGATCAATTGATGGTTTATTAGAACAAACACCTAAGGCAACATATACCTATACACAATCGCAAGATTCATATGATGATAAAGAAATGAAAGTAAACAATGATTTTAAAATCTTAAATTACCATGTTGAAAAAAATCAGAACTTAATTGAAAAACTAAAACTTGGTACTTATGCAAGTCATAGAATGTTTTTTAATCCACTAGACTTTTCATTCTCTAGTCCAGAAGAAGGTACATTTAAACTTGAAAACTATTCTGGAAAGACAAGTAATTTAGGTAGTCAAATAAAACTTCCGCCATTATCTGAAGGATCTGATTTAACACTTGGAGATGTGCCAACAAGAATCATCACTGCAGTATATGATGTTGGAACAATGGATCCTTCAGTTTCAACAGAGATTAATTCTGATCAGACATTATATCAATCACAATCTTTAATGAGATATAATATCTTATTCACACAATCTTTGAATGTAATTGTACCATCAAATACAAATCTGAGAGCAGGGGATATTATTGAGTGTCAATTTCCAAAGATTACACAATCAGATGCAAAAGAATATGACACTGAAACTAGTGGACTATATATGATTAAGGAATTGTGTCATCATTTTGATGTAAATAATTCATATACCTCTATGAAATTAGTAAGAGACACTTTTGGAATCAATAAGAAGGCATAATAAATGATAGACGAATCACTTCTTAAAAGTAATTTTATTGGTAGAGATGGATTTCGTTGGTGGATTGGGCAGATTCCGCCAATTTCTGCTATGGGAGGGCAGGTTGATGGAGAAGGTTGGGGAAATAGATTTAAAGTAAGAATCTTAGGTTATCATCCTTATAGTGAAGCAGAACTTCCAAATGAGGATCTTCCTTGGGCACAATGTTTGATTCCAACTACGGCAGGTAGTGGTGCTGCAAATGTTTCTACAGGAGTGCAATTGCAACCAGGCGATACGGTCTTGGGATTCTTTTTAGATGGTGATAATGCTCAAATTCCAGTTATTTTAGCAACATTCGGTAGATCTTTTTCTGTCCCTTCAACAACTTATCAGTCACCATTTGTTCCTTTTACTGGATATTCAAGTAAAGTAGAAAAAGCAAAAGTTACTACCAATCAAACAAATGAACTAAGACAAGATTCAAATCCATCTCCAGTAAGCGCAACACAAGAGCAAGCAGACGCAATATCTCAAAAAGTAGGATATCAAGTATTTTCAGAAAATTCTGCGATTGGAAATAAGATTCCTCTAGCAAACACTACCAAGAATACTAGAATTGATAAAATTCAATCGATTGTAAAAAATCTTCTTCGTAAGATAAGAAATCTTCAAGGTGATATTGAAAGAATAAGACAAGTCATTCGTCAAGCAGCAGACAAAATTGTTACTCTCTGCAATGATTTGATTGGCGGAATGTTTAACTATTTAATTGATATTTTGATTGGATTGTTAAAACAGGGGTTAGATCTTCTTTACAAATTAGTTTATGCAAAAGTATTAGCAGCAACTGGAAATCCAGTAGCAGCACACCTTGCTGGAGTTGCAGCACAAGAGGCAATGGTTTTACCTGTGAAAGCACTTGAAGAGGCGTTTGGATGTATTGTGGGTGAAGCAATTGAAATTATGAAAGATTTAGTTTATGATATTTTAGATTCAACTATTGGAAATGTGGAGCGTTTTGTGAGTTGTGCAGCAGATCAATTTGCAGGCACTCTTTTGAATTCAATTATTGGAATATTAGAGGGATTGTTTGAAGGACCACTATCTGCAATTCAAAATATACTTCAATTTTTCTCAGATTTTAATGTTGGTAACTTAATGCGTGAAGCAATTGGAATACTTTCTGAATTTGGGGCAGCATTTGCTTGTAATCAAAGTTTAGATAATTATAAAGGTCTTGTAAATGAGTGGACAGTTGGTGGGGGACCATCTGGATCTGTGTCAACATTAGCAACTTCACTAGTTGGTACTTACACTAATATTCGTGATATTACAAATACTATTAATTCTGGTGTAGAAGCATTAACTGAATGTTTTACTGGTGCATTACAATTTGCAAGTCCTCCAGTAATTAATATTTTTGGAGGAAGAGGATCTGGTGCAACAGCAATTCCAATTTTTGGAAATCTTGTCACTAATCCAGATGGAAATGTGACTGCAAGTGTTATTGGAGTGCAACTCACAAATCCTGGATCTGGTTATACCTTCCCACCATTTATAGAAATTGTAGATGATAATGATCAGGGATACGGTGCAGTAGCAAGATCTATTATCAATTCAAATGGAGAAGTTGAGTCCATTTATATGGTTTCTGAAGGAGAAAATTATTCAATCGGAAACATTGCAGAATTCTCTGTATTGAAAGTATTAGTAGAAGAGGGTGGAAGTGGATATGATGATCTTACTACTGTTATCACTGATGATCTTGGAAATGAATACGATTATCAGATTGTTGATGGTCGTATCTATCAAGTTACACCTCTAAATAATATTGTAAATAGTCTTCCAAAACTTAGTATAGAATCTGATAATGGGTTTGGTGCAATATTGCGTCCTGTTGTAGGTGCTCTCAAGAGCACCGGTGCTCTCAAGGAGTCTGGAAATATACCTGCTTCACCAGATGCAACTTCAGCAAATCTATTCTCACAAGAAGTTCAAGTATCCATAGATTGTCCAACATAAAATGGCAGAAAGAAACAAAAATATCTACAAAAGGCAGTTAATTAGTTTCAACCCAAACTTTAGGATTGACACTGCAAATCCTCAGATGGGTTTGAGTGGTACTGATGTTTATAAAATTTATGGTGTAACCGATAATGGAGATAATCAATCTTCAATTAGTTTGAGTAGTGGTGGTTTATTTTCTGTTTATAATGACCATACTATTCAGATTTCTGGAGGATCTAAAAATGAGGAAGGAAGAGAAGATGTAGTCATTATTGGAAACAATGGAAATGTTTCTATTTCTGCAAATGGAATGATTCGTTTGTATGCAACTAATATTATGGTTGAATCAGAAGAAGATATTCACTTTAAGGCAGGTAGAAATGTTATAATGAAAAGTGGTTCTGGGCGCATTCTAATTGATGGTGAAAAGGTAGATATAAAAGGAACCAGTGGAAACATGCCATCTTTGCTTGGTATTGATTTTACCAAAAGAATTTTTGAAGGAAGTTTTGTTGGTATTGACTTTATTGATAAAGTTGTTGGTGGAATCGTTAAAAATGTAGTCAGCACAGTTATTGATTCAGTGTTATGAGTAACAATCAGTATTTTGGTTTAGAAACTTTTTTTAATGAAGATGTAAAATTTTATAAAGATGTTTACATTTATGGAACCCTTTATTATGATTTTAGAAAAAATAATCTCATAGAATTTAATAATGTAAAGATAGAAGGATATTTAGAAGTTTTTGGATCATCTAATTTTTATGAAAATGTTTATTTTAATAAGGATATTAGTGCAAGTATAATAACAGCAAGAAAAAGACTTGATGTTGGTGTAGGTGGTACAACTTTAAGAGCAGATACAGAAACAAGTAGAGTTGGTATTAGAACTTCAATTCCAAAAAAAGAATTAGATGTAGTTGGAACTGCAATAATTAGTGGAAAGGTTGGAATTGGAAGTACAGAACCAGAACAAAAACTTGATGTAGCAGGAAGTGTTAAAATTGATGAATTTATTTATGATTCTGTAAATTCTCCTGGAATAAATGGTTATTACTTAAATATGGATTCCAGTGGAATTCGCTGGATAGCAGGAACTCCAAACTTTACTGAAGGAATATATGTACAAGATGAAGGAACATATATTCCAACAGCAGGAATAGCACAATCATTTACTGTTTTAAACTTTAAACAAATTAATAGTTTTGGAATAGGTACTGATACAATTATCCCAATTCCAAACCCAAGTAATCCCACTTTCATTGCTGATATACAGTCTCAAGACTTATGGGGATTTAATGGAAGTAATGATATCTATAGAATGACTAAAGTTGGTATACAGAATAATAATCCAGTAGAAACTTTAGACATAACTGGAACTGTTCATGCAACTGGAGCAGTTGATTTTGATTCTACATTAAACGTAGATGACGCTACTACTTTAAATTCAACATTAGACGTTGATGGTGCCACAACACTTAATAATACTTTAGACGTTGACGGTGCTACAACACTTAATAACACTCTAGACGTTGATGGTGCTACTACACTTAGAGATACTTTAAATGTACAAGGTGCTACTGACTTAGATGCAACTTTAAATGTTGATGGTGCTACAACACTTAATAATACTTTAGACGTTGACGGTGCTACTACACTTAGAGATACTTTAAATGTACAAGGTGCTACTGACTTAGATGCAACTTTAAATGTTGATGGTGCTGCAGTTTTCAATAATACTATTGAACTCAATTCTTCTCTAATTGATATTAATGGAGAAATTGCAGGACCTGGTGTAGGAAAAACTGATTATAGACTTGCTTCTGTAGGAACTGGTGTATCTTGGAGACCTGCTGGAGTTGAAACACAAAATACAATTTGGGTTACAAAAGATGGTAATGACTCAAATACTGGTTTTCTTGAGGGAGATGCAAAAGCAACTATAGGTGGTGCAGCGGCAGTAGCAGAACCTGGAGATACGATCGTTATTAGACCCGGTGTTTATACTGAAAATAATCCTATTGGTCTTCGCACTGATGTTACAGTAACAGGACAAGATCTGAGACTTGTTACCATTAGACCACTAAATGTTACTAAAGATGTTTTTCATGTTAGAAGAGGATGTCTAATTGAAAATATAAACTTTGCCGGAACTAGTGTTTTAGTAAATCATCCGGGTTGTGGTGCTGTAGCATTCCCCTCAACTAATCCTGCAGATTATGCTGTTTCTGGATATATTGCCCCAGGACCAGCAACTGAAGGACCAAGTGGTAGATGGAGAAGTCCATATATCAGAAACTGCACTAACTTTATGACTGGCAGTATTGGTATGAAAATTAATGGCGATCATGCGACTGCCTCTACACCAGGTAATGATTTGAAGTGTATGGTTTGTGATTCATTTACTCAATACAATGAAAATGGCATTGGCGTTTCAATTACAAATAATGGTTACGCTCAGTTAGTTTCTATCTTTACAATTAACTGTGACATTGGAATTTATTGTGATAGTGGTGGATCTTGTGACTTAACAAACTCAAACTCTTCTTTTGGTAATTATGGTTTATATGCTGTTGGAATTGGATCCACAGAATTTACAGGAACCGTAGGTACTTATCCTCCGAATAGAGGTCAAACTGGTGTTGATGCTGGTAGTGATATTGTTACTTTCGAAAATGTAGGAAACTCAAGAAGACCTTACGATGGTCAAACATTATTTTTCAAGATAGATTTGGAAAATTATCCAGATGCTGTTGGTAGTGGTATAATTTCAGAACCTATGGTCGATATTCAAGAAATAGTAGTCACAAATGGAGGAAGTGGATATAGTCCTGCTTCTCCACCAACTGTTATTATTCGTGATAGTTCTGATAATTCTCAACAACCAAAGGGTCCACAAGGCATTATCGCCGAACTAAGTCCAACTATTGATGAAGTAAGTGGTGCAATTACAGCAATTGATGTTGTAAATAGTGGAAGAAACTATCTTTCAACGCAAAATCTTGAAGTTTTTATTGATGGTGGAAGTGCAACTGCAGAGGTAATCACAAGACCAATTTATTATGCAGTCGATTCAGCAACAGAAAATTCTACAGGAATTACAACAGTTACGTTCACTGAATTCATTCCATATGAGTTATTTGGTGGAGAAGAAGTCTCATTCAGAAGAATCAGCAGAATTCTTACCAGTTCACACTCATTTGAATATATTGGTACTGGTACTGACATAAATATAGCGACACCATTTACTGGTGGTGTTCCTATTAAAGAAAATGAAATTGTTGCTTTAGATGGAGCACAAATTCCATTTACAAGTACGGATCAAAAAGGTAATTTTGATATTGGAGAAGGATTTCAAATTAATCAACCTACCGCTACTATTAGAGGAAGAGATTTCAGTAAAGCGATTCAAGCAGAAGTTACACCACTCATACTTGCATTGAGGTAAAAAATGGCAGTTGCCCCACTAAATAAATTCTTAACGATTGCCGTTCCTGTTGCTCCAGGAGAGCAAACTGTATACACAGCACCTACAGGTGTTTCTGCTATTGTTCTTTACGCTCAAGTCGCAAATGTTGGAGTGAATACATATCCAACTGTTACTTTAACACACCGAAGAAAGAGCACTTCTCAAAGAACTTTTGGAAATACAAGAAATAACAGACTCATAAAAGACGCTGAAATTCCACCAAATGATTCTCTTGTAATTATCGATGGTAGATTGGTATTGGAAAGAACCGCTATCGTTACAGATTCTATTGTGATTGAAGGAACTCAATCGGGAATTGTAGCGATTTCAACTTGCCTATATGATAATACTACAGGAGTTACAACAGTTACCACCAGTGTTCCCCACAACTTCAACGCTGGTGATGAAGTCACAATGAGCGGTTTGGCATTCACATGTGCTTCTGGAAATTATGGAATTACCACTACAATCTTCCCATCTCCACAGCAATCTTTCACAATAGATTCAATCATTGGAGATGTTGGAACTTCTAAAACCTTTGTGACTAACTCAGGAACTGTTACTGGAATCGCACATACTTATGTTAGTGGCGGTCTAGTGGGACCGCTTCAAATGGAATTTATTTGCAGTATTCTAGAAAACAGCACGACCTAATTATGCCAAAATATATTTCTGGGCGTTCTAAATTAACACCAAAGTCTGAGTTACCATCAGATAGATATAGATACTTATCTATTGAAAACGCAGAACCAAATCTTGGAGATCCATTAGTTGGACCTTCTTCTATAGTAGCAAAACCTGTTCCTCCAGGGCAACAATATATTATAGTCTCTGTTAATGGATCCCCACCTGGCGAAAGATATTGGATTCCTAATCAAGGTGGGATTATTCCTGGTTCAATTAGTGTCTTTGATGAGGGAAATCTTGTCGGTGGGTTAAGTAGTACGACTCAACTTAACATCATTGGAGCAGCGATTACTGCAAGGGGATATTTAAATCCAGATCTTTCACCTGCACCAGACGTTGATATTACTGTATTTGCTCCAGGAAATAATCAAGAAATTTTATTCAATACTGCTAATGAATTTTCCACATCATCAAAATTAAAGTTTGATTCTTCTATAGGTCTCTTATCTGCAGGAGACAGTCTTAATGTGGGTGCTGGTGGAACTGTAATTACTACAACTGGCATTGGTTCTGTTGGAATTGGAACCACAAATCCAACACAAGAACTTCATCTTCAAGGTGATTTGAGACTTACTGGTACAATTTATGATTATAATAATCAACCTGGAACTAATAATCAAATTATAACAAAAAATAATTTTGGTGGATTATCTTGGGTAAATCAAAGTACAATTAGGGCAGGTGCTGGTGGTACATATCAAAACATTCAGTTTCATAATAATGCTGGATTAGTTGATGGTGCTTCCAACTTTGTATATGATGACGTTAATAGTAGAGTT